AGAGCGGGCAACGCAAACCTTGGTATCAGGACATCGGAAACGGTGGCCAGAAACGCAGAGTTTGCACCGCCGCCCTCAGTCGAAGAGTTAGACAACCTATCTGACGGCGACATTGAGAAATTACTCAGGGACGTTCGTCATAGCCGGTTGGGAACTCGGCGCTAGAAGTAACAAACCTTTCGAGGTAAATTCCCATGTCTTTTTCACCAGCGAGCATCCAAACTTCAGGTGCTCTTCCCAACCTCGTTGCGATCTATTACGAGCGTGGCGCGATTCCCAACCTGAAGGCGCAGACCCCATTCCTGAGCATGACAAAGCAGAAGCCTCTGCCGCTCCGGTCTGGTAACCAGATCCAATTCTTCACCTACGCTCTCTTGGCTGCCAACACCAACCAAGCTGCGGAAGGTACGGTCGGTTCTCCAATCAGCGAGTCTTCGACCAAGATCGTGGCGACAATCGGTCAGTATGCCGATTTCATCAACAGCTCCGATCTGGCGATGGACGTTGCAATCGACGACCCCTCGCTCTTGCAGAACCTGTCAACCGAGCTGAACTACCGGTTGGCCTTGACCCTCAACTCTCTTGTTCAGTTGACCGCTGACGCCGCTGTTGCGGTGGATTCCAGCGTCAACATCCTGTTGGCTAACGGGTCCTACCTGACTGCCAACAACATCCGCACTGCTACCCAGCAACTCGCGGGTGTCAACGCTCGTCCGCTGACGAAGGACGGGTACTGGGGCGGGATTATCCACCCGTTCGTCGTGCATGACGTGCTGAATGACACCAGCGCCAACGGCTTGACTGACATTCTGAAGCGCAACGAGTCTACAGTTGACAAACTGATGGCTCCTCTTGCGAACGAGGAAGTCATCCAGTTCGCCGGGGTGCGGTTCAAGCAGACCACCACTGCACCGAGTTCCACCATCGCGGCCAACACGTACTACAACACGTACATCTTCGCGGATGATGCGTTGTTCTCCGTGTTCCTCGGGAAGAATCCTGAATCCGGCGAGAAGAACTACCGCTTGCTGATCCAGGAAGCTCCCGCGCAGGGCAGCGTTGCCGATCCGGCTCGTCAGATCGGGGGCTGGGTCAGTTATAACGTGAAGTACACAAATACGCTCAGGCCAGGTTCCACGATGGTCCTCCGTCGTCTCCAGTCGGAAACCAGCTCCAGCTAAGCTTCTCGGCGGACCGAGGGAAACTCGGATTGGGTTTCCCAACGTTGGCTAGAGCCTAGAGGCTGTCCTGTTTCGTCATACCTTTTCAATACTCACGGGCACTCTTCCGGATTGGCAGAGTGCTCGTCGAGTTTAATTGCCAGAAGAATCGACAAGCCAACCTTGTCGAATCGTCCGGGAAATAAACTTCGGAGACTGAATGGGCGTTCTCAGATTGTTGCTGGCACTCTACCTTTTTGGTGTTGTTGGCGCGGCGTTTGTTTTTGCGTTCGGTGTCGTCATTCTGGAAACGGTAGTGGCCCGAAAGTGGGCCAGCGGCGCACTGTGGCACAGCGATGGCCGTGAAAAGTAAATGCCGCCGTAGCTCCAATTGGTAGAGCAGCGCACCTGTAATGCGATGGTTGGGGGTTCGAGTCCCTCGGGCGGCTCTAAGTAAATTCACGCGGAGGATAACATGTCAGACGAAACGAATTCAGAAGTGGTGAAAGTTGAAGCCGCACCAGAAGTTGCTGCGGAGGTTGAAACGAAACCGGACGCCGAGTTCTTCGATGTGTTCGAAGAGAATCCTGCGGTGGTGTTTGTGGAGCCGCTCGAACCGGCGTCACCCACGAAGCCGGAACCCCCCGTGGAACCGGCCTGCGAACACAGCTTCGAGTACGCCGGACACAAAGTTGAGTTTAGCGCGTCGGGCGATTGTTTCATCAAGAAAGACGGTGAGTGTCTTGGGCTCCCCGCTGGAGTATTCAAGAGCGAAGCGGACGCCGAAGATTTCATCGATCAGCGGGAAGCAGAAAAGGGCGAGTAGCTCAGCTAGGGAGAGCACCGGTTTTGCAAGCCGGGGGTCGTGAGTTCGATTCTCACCTTGTCCACCACATCTGGGTGTAGCTCAGCTTGGTAGAGTTCCCGGCCTGGAACCGGGGGGTCGCACGTTCGAATCGTGCCACCCAGACCATTTTCTGCAGACTGATAGTAGCAACTGGCAAAACGCCTGCCTCCAAATCAGGAGTTCTCGGTTCGAATCCGAGTCGGTCTGCCAAATTTGAGGGAGCGGTCTCGGAGATAGCAACATGCCTTTCTCGTCTAGCAACGCTTTTGCTCCCATGATTACGGGTGGTGGACTCAGCCTTCATGTGGACGACGGAGTGCTGTTCGCCAACGGCGTGCTGACTACTATTTTAGCTGTTGATGTAGCTCTGGCCGCGAACACGACCAATTATGTTTACGTCGATCTCTCAAGCGGCTTGGTGACGAGCGGGCTCTCCCTCCCGTCCAGTTCCTTTCCGATTGCCACGGTCGTAACCGGAGTGAATTCCATTCGTTCGCTGGTAGATACTCGGGCCGACGTAGTGGGAGCCCCTGGAGCGAGCGAAGACGGGTGGATTGCGGCAGGCGAAACCTGGGTGTTTGGGTCGGCGGACGCTCCGAGCTACACGTTCACCATTGCGGGGGTTGACCGGACTACTAAGTACACGCCGGGCACCCGAATCAAGCTGACCCAGGCGGCAGCGGTCAAGTATTTCATCGTGACGAAGGTCGCTTTTTCGACAGATACGACTGTCACGGTTTACGGCGGCACCGACTACACTCTGGGAGCGACGATCACCCTGCCGTTCTTCAGTCGGGTGAAAGCCCCCGCCGGTTTTAATCTCGACTCCGCCAAGTGGACGGAGACTTTCACGGATACGACAGATCGTGCTCAGGCGTCTCCAGTAATCAACACGTGGTATAACATCGGGACGCTAAAACTTTCCGTCCCTGTGGGGGTTTGGTATCTGAGCTATGTCTGCTCGGCGGATGTAACGGGAACTTCCGGAACCGCCGACATCCAAACGAGCCTGTCAACCTCGGCAAGTGCAGAGACTGACACGTCCATGACGCACAGAACGTTATCGCAGGTCGGGGCCGCCAATGTTCGTTTCATAGAAGCCTCTGGGGGGATGCGGTCACTGACAGTGGCAGCAAAGACAGACTACTTTTTGATTTTCAGAACAGGCGGGGCGGCAGCAAACAACATCGATATCCGAGGCGATATCACGCCGACAATTATTCGGGCTGTTAGCGAGTATCTCTAAACCCAAAGGTAGAAAGCGAGAGCAACGTGCCTTTTTCTTCTAGCAATGCGTTTGCGCCAGTGATCACCGGCGGCGGACTTAGCCTTCACGTCGAGGACGGAGTGCTGTTCGTCAACGGCGTGTTGTCCACGATTGCCGCCGCCGATGTCGTCCTAGCCGCCAACACGACCAACTACGTTTACGTCGATCTCAACACCGGCTTGGTGACTGTTGGGTTGACCCTACCCGCCGACTCCTTCCCGATTGCCACGGTCATTACGGGAGTGAATTATATTCGTTCGCTGGTAGATAGTCGCGCAGATGTCGCCGCCGCTTCGGGGGCCGGGCTCCCTGTTACCTCCGGCGACTTTGTTACCAACGGGCTCGTGCTGGCTTTCAAATTCAATGAAGGCACGGGGCAAGTAACGACGGATCTAAGTCCAAGCGCTCTCAACGGCACGCTAGGAACAGGTAGCGGATCGGACTCACGCGACCCCACCTGGGTTTCGCCACGCGGGCTGTTATTCGATGGCGTAGACGACCGAGTTTTTGTCAACACTCCGAATACTGCACTGCGGTTGACTACCGCCCTGTCCGTGGAAATCTCTCTGAAATTTTCAGCAAGCGGCGGGGTCTGGGATAAGACAGGCGGAGATGTGACCAACAAGAACTACCTGCTGATTGTTGGGAACCCGACGACCACGTTCAGACTGGTAAAAGCGACCATAAATCAAGATCTGGCTGTGACGACAACCGGGATTATCGTTGGCGGCAATTATCACTTCGTCGCCACCTGGGATGGCACCAACATGGTGCTCTACCAGGATGGAGTTCAGGTGGGCCAGAAAGTCGTGACCGCCTCCATCGACGACGTTGACGGAATCTTCACTATCGGCGCACTCGGAAACAACGTGCAACCGTTTGCCGGGACAATCTACAAGCTGTCGGTTTACAACCGGGCTCTGACCCCCAAAGAAGTTCGCGTTTTGTAGGAAGCTCCTGGATTTTAGCCTGGACCTCGGTCCCGAGAATTCAAAGACAGGAAATCATAGGTATGATACTCACCACCAAGCCTGACATCAACGACACCCTTGACCCATTGCCGTCTAACATTCTGCTCGACGTGGCCCGGAACGAATCGGCCCCCTATGAGTGGAGAAAGGCAGCGGTGAGGCTTCTGCGGAAGAAGGGCTACAAGAAGCAGGCGGCGCACCCGGAGCTTGCTTTGTTTGTCCGAGAGATCGAGAAGGACGAGCTGGCGGAAAAAGAAGTCATCTCGGTTGTCGAGTCAGCTATTGAAGGTGATCTGGACGGAGATCTCGAACATGGCGGCGAAGCCTAACGAAATTTTGGTGTACCTCGTCCGGCACGGCATGACAGATCTCAACGAGAACAACTGCTTCAAAGGTCCTCTCGATCCAGATCTGAATGGCAGCGGATGGCGAGATGCGCACGCTCTGTCGTTCTACTTCCAGCCCATCGAGTTGGGCTCCATCTTCTTTTCTCCGAAGAAGCGCAGTCGCCACACGGCCATGATAATCAATAAGGCCCAGGTAGATATTCCCTACCACGGGAATGAGAACCTCCAGGACTTGAATGTTGGTGATCTTGGCGGTCAGAAGAAGACTCCCGAGAATAAACAGATTGTCCGGTGTCACGCGGACAGTCCGGATGAACCCTTCCCAGGGGGAGAGTCGTTCAACGAATTCAGAGGACGAGTTAGACCGTTGCTTGTTGATGCTGTGCGATGGGCGTTGAAGAGCGGGAATCCGACTCTTCTGGTTGCTCACTCAAGCGTCATACGCGAAGCCGGGGACCTATTCAACAGGGACCACTCCTCAACGAAGGTTCTTCCCGGCGGAGTCGCGGCGGTCTACATTGAAGACGGTGAGCTGAGGGCCGAGCCGATCTTCAAGCCTGAGTAAGTCACCCCCCAGTGCCCGCGCAAGGGTCTACGAAGTTCACGCTCAAACACCACACTGTAGTCTATGGAGATACGTCATGAACTCAAACACAATCCTAGCATTCCGGGCGGGCACCGGTAGAAATCAGTTGAAGGCCCAGGCAATTGCTTCCGTCACCGCGACGGCGGCTGTTATCAACACCGATGACGCTGTCGGCGCAACTGCCGTTTTGTCGGTGCCACTGCAGACGGCGATCTTGGGAGCTTTCAACCCTCTGTCAGCGGATGTCAACAGTTCGATCCTCGGTCCGGCTTATGGCCGGTTGTTTGGTACGCCTCGCGGCGGGCAGACACCGTACTTCAGCTCCACGTCGTTTGATGGCGTGCCGTTCAGAGTCCGGGTGACTGGTACGGGAAGCGCCGGAGCCAACGCTGCTCAGTCAGTGCTTGGATCTCTGACCCTCGGAACCTCCGCGACCATCGGCTCTAACGTCCTGATTGGCACAACGGGTGCAGCCCTGGTGACAGTCGCCGGTGGTGCCTTCGCTTGGACCATCGTGTCTGAGATCCTCTGGTCCAGTGGTAGCGGTGCCAACGGCAAGATCGCCAGTCGCCACAGCGCCACCATCACCTTCTTGGTGACTCCAACCGTTCAGGTTGTCAGCGATGTTATCCAGAGCACAGTGTCGGCTCCGGCCCTCACGGCATCTGCTCTGAGCTTCGTGCCGTTCATCACCTTCGGCAACGCAGCCGCCAGCACCGTTCAATTCACCGGGTTCGATCTTGAGTTGATCTAAGCCGTCTGATCCAGTGTAACTCAACCTGTGGGTCGGGAGAAATCTCGGCCCACTATTTCCTGCGAAAGAGGAATAGATATGCACGATACCAGTAACCCAACAAATGTTCTTGATCGAGAGGTCGTAGAGAGTTCAGATCTGCTGGGGAAAGAGTGCTGCTCTTGTGGCAGAATTTTGGCGTATGCGTTCTTTCGTCGCGACACGACGTATCGAGACGGACGACGGGACCAGTGTCAAGGATGTGAATCCTCGCCCAGGCTTTCAACATCGGAGCACACGGCACGACTGAAGGAGCTGAACTACAACTCGCACGCCGTGAAGCGGCAGCGCTGGCAGAACCAAGAGGACTACGAAAACGACGCGGCCCGGATCGGCACACCCCTGCACCACTCTGAGCTTCTGCGTAAGATTCGGAAGTTGGTTCGCAATCTGTTTATCACTGATGGACGCATCATCGGAGATCTTGCTGTGTTCCAGATCTTCCCGTGCCCGCAGCCGGATCTCGGCTGGAGAGATTTCAAGTACCTGTTCTACATTCCGACAGGCGTGATGCCGGAGTTTTCGCAGTATGAGTTCGACGACCGAGACGTTCCTATCCGCGAGAGCAAGCGCGGGTGGCGGACGGTTTTGCTGCGTCTGATTAAACTTGGTTTGTTGTCTGAAGAGCGCTGTGACCGGGCGTTCGGGTCCGCACGAGGAGAGGCCAGCACCGTGTGGCATCGCCAGTTGTATGACTTCCGAAACCGGAAGTAACTCAATCGAAAAGACTGGTTGGCCGGATTGGTCACAGTCAAAGGAGATTCAGATGTCCCTTGAAAACAATGCAGCAGAAAACCCATTGGTGAAGGCAGTACCCCAAGCCTCGGCACCGAAGTCGGACAACATCACGCTCAGCAAAGTGGATCTTCAGCAGCTCATCAGTAATGCTGTGGCTGCAGCTGTAGGTGCATCAACTGACAGATCTGAGAAGATTGTCTCTCAGGGAATGTCAGAACTCGCGAAAGCTATCATCGAGGCACGTAAGCCTTATGTCGATCCTCGGGATGTCGAAAACGAGAAGGCCATGCGGGAGTCGATGCGCGTCGTCAATGAGCGCATGAAAGCTCAGATTCTTGCCAGCCAGTCAACCTGTCCGCATCTCCAGGGCTCCAGTGAGAACAGCGACTTTACCGGCCAGCTGTCCTCGATTGTGATGCACCGGCTGGATTCTGGCGTCGTGGTGGGTATCTGCACGAACTGCCAGTTGCAGATTTTCTCGGATGACCCAGATGTAAACGTCCAGAAGATTTTCCGGCAGAAGTCTGGAAACAGAATGTCCTCTGCGGGCATTCGGACGTTCCATGATCCGAGAGCTGCGATGACAGCGGGCCGCTTGGCGTAGGAATTGGCACAGCGTGGTGGATTGGACACCGCTGGTCCTGACGGGGGTCGGGGCCGGGAGTGGGAATACGAAGCGGAAAGCCATGTCATAAGACCCCAGGCTACGCCGCGCTGATACCCGAGCCGGAATCAAGCCCGGCCTGTGCGTTCTCAAAAAGGAACAAGTAATGTCTCACACCCTTGCGGAAGTCTTCCAATATGCTTCGCAGTACATTCGGTTGGCACCGCTTACTTTCGTGGCGGGACCAGCTGGCGGTCGAACGGCGGACCCAGCCCTATCCATTGGTGACTGGGTTCGTCAGACCATTCTCGCGCCGCCGTTTGCGTGGCGCTGGAACCGGTCAACTACGTCAATCAACACGGTCGTCGGAACCCAAGACTACGTCAGCGTCCTTTCGTCTTTCGGGTGGCTGGAGAAGGCGGCTGTCATAAACAGCGGCGTCTCGAAAGAGCTGGAGATAGCTCTGGTTCTGGGGGACGAAACCCAAACAGATCTTCCAACGAAAATTTCCGCTCAGATTGATGACGGCGCAAGTAACATAACCTTCAGATTATTGCCTGTTCCTGACAAGATCTACTCCCTGAAGTTGACTTGGCAGCAGGCTGCACCTTCGTTCGCGGCGATCAGTGGTACTTGGGCTCCGCTCCCTGATTACATGTTCCACATCTACAGCACCGGTGTCCTAGCAAAAGCCTACGAATATCTCGGAGATGCCCGCTGGCCGTTCACGTTGAACACCTTCTTGCGGCAGCTTGTCAGCTTCCACGGTGGATTGACGGAGAGCCAGATCAACCTCTTCATGAATGAGCGAACGGTCACGCAGACTGGCTCGCAGGACGCAGCTCTGAAAACGCAACAGCGTGTGCTGTCACGAGGTCTATCCTAATGGCGTCTACGATCTCCCTTCAAGATGTTGTGAACTACTTGCGGTCCTACGCGGAGCTGCAGCCAGTAATGGATGTCGCGGGCTTTACGCGGGAACCTTTCCTGTCGATAGCCAACGACATTATGCAGAGGTTCCTCGCTCAGGGTATGAATTGGAAGTTCAATCGAGCGAACATCGCTCCTTTCCTCACGGTGCCGTTGCA